CAATGTTTTCAAACAGTGATTGACTAATATTTGATCCAAAATCTGGATCAAAAAACTTTTCACCAGGAGCAGTAAAGACAATGTTTCTAACAGATCTTGCGATTGCAGAAGCATTATTCAAAGCAATGACATCATATGTAAGGGGATTGGCCTTAAATGATGCACTAATATCTTTGAAACCTTGACTTACCCTTTCTAAAGGCATTATTTACGATTATATTATAAGTTCTGACTTATTTATAGGGGCAAATCTCATTCGTAAAGTGGTTCTGGATCACTTTGAGGATCAAATAATTCACCCTCTTGTTGCAATTTCTTCTTTTTAGGTGTCAAATCATCATTTGAGATTTCACGAAGCATTTTTTGATGATTATGATTAGCTAAATTGTCTAAAAAATCATTCATTTTCGTTCTCCTTAGGTAAATTTTCGCGTTCTTTAGCAGTTTTCCAAAAATATTCGTCCTCACGACCCATTCCAAGTCGATCAAAACCATTTTCAACACTATAATATTGAGTTGATACCTTAAAATCAGGCATCTTAGGGTCAACAGGTGTCAAACTATTGTCAAAAATACGCATTCTATTGTTTGGATAGAGTGCATATTGTCCATTATCCAGTTCAATAAGGTTATGAGACTTGTGTTCAGCTGGATTTTCACTTGTTGCATAGTCAATCATATCACAATCTTGATGATAGTTATCAATTGTGCAAATATATTCTCCTTTCATAATACCATGATCGCGAGTATAGCACTCAAAATCCATTGAACCAATAAATTGTTTATGAATTGATACTACACCATAATCCATACAGTTCCAAAACTGTAGATTTGGTAGATTCATATCAGGTGTAGGTGTTACTGGTTCACTTACAAAAGCACTAATAGGTAATTTATCATACATTGCAGCATATTCTGGTAAGTAAGTCTCAAAATAAAAAGCACGCCCAGGTATCGATTTACACGATACCCAAACGCCCTTTACAAATTCACCATGACCACTTTGATGATCAGTGAGATATTCTTTTCTTACCCATACTTCAACAGATGGTAAGTTACATATTAATGCAGCCATAAAGTAACAAAGGATTGTTACATCTATTTACCTTGTCCACGATACATCTTCTTTTTACCATTACGGGAAGTGGCAGCATACTTAGTATGTTTACCTTGCCCTTGACGAGTATTTTTGGGCTTTGATTCAATAATCTTATTACCCGAAAGACCAACTTTTGATCGTGCCATAATTAAATCTCCTTAAGTTGAATTTTTTGTGGTTCAATAGTACCTTCACCCGAGAAAAATTTTTCGGAGAAGTCCTGTAGAACCTCTGTTGCTTCTTCAAACGAGAGGTTGCTACAAATTACTTTATTTTCATAATATAAGTTAAAACGAGTCACGCTTAAATAACACGAGTTTTTTCATGCCCAACACGAATTCGAGGATCACACCAAATATCATAACCTGCTTCAATGGCATCAAGACAGAATGAGACATCCTCACCACACATGTCCTGAACACTTCCAGATTCAAATACTTGCATCTTAGGTGCAAACCATGGATACTTCATCTTCTCATCCTCAAAGACACCCTTCTTAATCATGACCCAACCAAAACCTGTATAATCTACAGTGAATGGTTTCTTACGCTTCTGGATGGAATCGACAGTTTCGTGATTCATTACTCCACCATTCTTACGGAAATCATCCTCTTCTAACCAGTGTGCGACAGAAGTTGTGTGTCCATCCTCAGTGGCATACCACCCAGCAGTGATTTCACGCTCTGTGCCATCTTCTGAGAGTGCAAGATCACAAAGCTGCCAAAACTTGTTAGTGTCAAATACAATATCACTATCAATCCATAATTGATAATCATACTGCAACTTACCATCCCAAGGAATTTGATCAGGTCCACGCAATACATTCGCACCAAGTACCTTACATCGTGCAAAGTTTACCATTGAACTATAGTCTTGACTAATCTGAATGGCCATACCATTCTGTACCATGTCAAAACAAAGTTGAACAAAGTTCTTCAGAAAGATATATGATACTCCTCGTCCAGGTAAACAAAAAACAATCGTCTTGCCTTTCATTCGTTCTTTGATAGCAGCAATGTCCCACTCCTCTTTCTTTGTAGTAGGTGTGTTTGCTTTTACAGTAAATCCTTTTGCCATAGTTTTGAAATTACTTCAGTTCAATTATAACTCATAGTATGTAGTCTGTCAATATGAATCTTCACCAGCAGGTTCTGTAGTATTATCCCCACAATACCCACCGTGATACCTCAACACTTCCTCGTAGGAAAAATCAGTGGGCGAATAATCAGTATGTAATAACCCTACCATTGCATTCAATTCAGTCCACTTCTTAGTAAACTCCTCTTCACTTAAATTGTTGTATATACACTCTTCCTTAGCATATATGTGAAAAACTTTTGTGGGGTTCATTTTACCTCCGGGATTTTTTTTAGTTCACTTCAATTCATAATCGCATTATATATCAAAACAATAAAAAATCCAAGAGGTATTAATACCACCTTGGACATTGTTTTTGGATATCGAATACACCAACCAGCTAATACAACTTTCCAGAAATTCCAATAAGGGCGATTTTTCATATCCGGGAATTTTTTTATGAGAGTGATATTTAGAGGTCGATTTGTCACCTCTGTAGGTTAGGGTAGTTAGGGGTTTTTATCACGCCGCCCGCGCCGATATAAATCAACGCCGCAAATAACTGCTGGTCACGCACGCATCAATCTAGCAAATTACAGAGGCAAAGTCAAGCTCTGCCCCCCACACTAAGTATCAAAGTTCTGCCAACATTTCATTCAGTTCAATTGCATTAACTTTAGGGTCATTCCACTTAACACCGTCGCGAGTAGCTGTAGCATTAAATGAACATGCTTCCAGACAATCTACAAAGGTGCGATAATCCTTTGCCTCGCGTGCCAGGTGATACAAACCCTCATCATTACCGATCCAGAGAGCAACATTCCAGGTCTCGTAATTTGCCCAACCGTTGTAAGTGGTATCAGTGAGATTTGTCTGGAAAGAGGTGGTCATGTTTGTTTGAGTGATGTTCATACAACTGAGACACTTTAGAGGCTACAGTTAGTAACCCCTAAAGCACGATGATACTCAGAAGGTCACAGATTCCCCACTAACATAACTCACGGCATCACCTTGATTATCACTTTGCGTGTCACTCTCAATAACATCGAGGACTGCCAAGATGTCATCACCAGTGTTAGCAACTGACAGAAGACCAAGCATCATTTCGCGGGACATAATAACGAAGAAAAGTGAAGTAAACTGTGGGTGAGTAGTTTATAGTCTTGCTCAGGACTTGACACCTTAACTATCAGTAATCAGTGTCACCGTTGATGTAATCTTCTACATCAAATTTTCTATCAGTCATCTCAGGGATGTCATAAATTTCACCAGGAGCATCAGCAATCTCCTGAAACATATCAAACACGGTGTCATCCATGCGGTTGTGAGTTGTGCTTACATAACTGAGACATTTTACCAGCTACAGTAGTGCTTACTTCCCCTCCTGTAAGTTACTCTGTCATTATAAAGCTTCTCAGCACTGATGTCAAGAATGTCACGGAGATTGATGAGCAATCCTTATAGTGTGTTGATGTCAAGTCCCGGAGAAACTTATCAGCGGGGGGTTGACAATTCTCTGAGTCTCGTGTAAGCTTATGCACGCTTAGATCACAAGGTCTGAGCACATTAAAAGACTCATAAATCATCAGGTCTCAGAGGATTTAGAGAGACATAAATCATCAGGTCTCAGAGGATTTAGAGAGACATAAAACACAAGACCTGAGAGGATTTAAGAGACATAATCTATCAGGTTTCAGAGGATTTAAGACACATAAAATCAAGACTTAAAGTGTATCTAACTGCTTATTGCAATTGATTATCAATAACAACAAAAGCTTCAGCTTTAATTAAAAAAGGCTTTTTAAGCACAATCTTTATCTATAAGCATAAAAAACCCCTAATTTCTGATAAAAACTCTCTAAAAGTAGACATTAAAAAAGAGGGGTAAAAACCCCTCTCTAAGTGTATGTAATAGGTGTTATGCAAAGACATAACCAGAAACAAAATCTTCAGTCTTGAAGATATTTTGTCCGTTAATCTTACCTACAAACTTTCTCACATACCAAGCGAAATCTTTCTGAAAGACTCCTTCACCATCAATACAAAATTCAGTGCAAAGTGCATTAAGTCTTGATTTTGTAGTGGTTGTTTGATAACCACCATCAAAGATTTCCATGTCATTATCAGAAACAATGGCAATCAGACTGTCATGCAGATAGACAGTAGAAGTACCATATTCTTCAGAGTAATGAACAGAAGTATTACCAGACTTCCAGTTAGTTTCAGACTTGATTGCTTGAATCATTTGTTGTTCGATCTTACGCATGTTTTGTGAGTTGATTGATTGCTTACACTACTAGGACACTTTACAAGCTACAGTAGTGATTAGTTTTGTTGTTGTTATCAAAGAGTGAAGGATTTGGATGCCAAAACTTTATCATTCTCATCATACTTTTCATAGTTCCAAGTATCATCCTCAATGTGCATGTAAGTATGAACATTTCCCTTAGAATCCTCTTTGAAGAATGATCCTGCCTGAGCATCGTAAGTATAATCAGAGTTCAAAAGTGCGGTTTCAAAAGTCATCATCGTCATTTCAATCATTGTTGTTCAGGTAGTTAATCAAAAGGATATTTGCTGCTCCTAACATATAAGCAACAAGAACAAGAATACCAGTTGCCATCACTTAGTCAGTCGGAAGATAGTGTTGATTTTAGCATCAATGGAGTCAGCAATCGTTGCCTCTTCATCACCATAATCAGCATAATCTTTGAGTGCTGAAGAGATCGCATCCCACTCTGCATCTGTGAAGAGTTGGCGATAGACTGAAGCGGAGAGTTGTTGGTTGTTGTTCATCATACTACTAGGACACTTTACAAGCTACAGTAGTGATTAGTTTTGTTGTTGTTGATATTTTTCTAGAACTTCGCGGCGTTCGTTGATAATCTCGGACATGTTAGAATCTAACAATTGAATACCAAGATTAGCACCAAGAATAACAAAGAGGGCAACTAAAAAGATTCTCATTGTTTCTTAAAATACTCTCCAATTGACATGGACATTTTAATCAATTTGCGATGAATAATGTTGACATCTTCTTCATCTAATTCATCAACTGGTTCAACTTCAATCCAATCCTCTAAATTGATTGATCCATCTTGATACATTGGGGTATAGAATAGTGTGCCTTCACTATCAATAGAATAGGCACAGTTTTTGGACAATTCTTGATAGATAATCATTTGGAATAAGAAGTTGCAAGTTTGATGATTTGGTCATCTTTGACCATAGTATTCGGACCTGATTTAGTCTCGAATTGATGATAAATTGCATCAGGAGATTCTCCTTCCCAACTAATCCAATCAGTCAAAGATGAACACATCTCCCTAACAGTTTTAGTACCACGATAAGTGGCATCATATTTTTCTTCAAGCACAGAAAGTGCATAACGGAATGTCATTTTGTTTTTCATAGTGTTGTTCATACTACTGGGACACTTTACAAGCTACAGTTACTCTACCTCTGTAAGTTCTTGTTGTTGTTGCAGTTGTTGTTTTCATCAAATAAGAGACTGTAATTTAACAACTTCAGGTGCTGTATCATCTACCTGAATTGTGATAATGTGAAAGTGAGGATTGAGGCGCTTACATGTAGCAATAGCATCCTCTCTTGTCTCAGCAATGTAACTCAGAATGTCGTAGTTTTGATGACCATTAGGGCGGATAAATTCGCCGT